CTTTTACATCATCATCATCATCATCATCATCATTGTAATTGTAATTGTAATCATAAACAAGTATATATTATTTATAAGATCCAGATAAATACTTCACATAAAAAAAAGGATATTTTCATATACTCTCATCATCAATGTCAATATGGCAAGAAAAATACAAGTAGCGCGCAAATCCTTTGGAGGTAAAGCACCGTTGTCAAAGCAAGCTTTCAAAGCCGCTTTGAAAATCCCTATCAGCATAAAGAAAAAGAAAAGATCTCGCCCAGGTTTAATTGCCTTGAAAGAAATAAGAAAATTCCAAAACAGCACTGAGACTCTTATTAAACGGCTTCCATTTCAGAAGCTCGTAAAAGAAATAATCCAAGGATTTAATTCAAATTTCAGATGTCAGTCAATCGCAATCGACGCTTTGCAACAAGCAGCTGAGGCATTTATAGTGGATATGTTTGAGAATACCAACTTATGTGCTATACACGCAAAACGTGTTACCATTCAGCCAAAAGATATGCAACTGACGAGTAGAATTAAACCCATTTAAAGAACAACATTAAACCCATTTAAAGAACTTCAAAATATGACACGAGTTTTAACTTGTCGATCCACTTTGCAGTTTTTTATTTAGATTTAATGCCAAGTTTTCTACGATTGTAGATGATGAAAAGTAAAAGACACGCCATGAACACAAGCAAAACAATATTTATTTTTATATTGATATTGATATCATGATCCGACTTCTTCTTGAAATTATCAGGATTAGTGTAAAACACCCAAGCATCATCATATGACATACTTGGTTTTTTGAGTTCTTTATTAACGATGTTGTGAATATCAACAGTCCAATTAAATAACGTTCTGCTATTCTTTAGATCACTCTGTTCAAGTGGGCGCTCACTCAAGTGTTTCACATAATTTACCGAACATTTATAACACGGTATGACTTGATGCAGGTTTTCAAAAAAACTCTTATAATATCTTATATCATCAGTAGAAGGATCATCGGGATAACTAAGAGCTATGAAGTGAATAGAATACCACATGTGCCTTCCCCATATCTCAGGCTTCATTATTATATTATATTTTAAGGATACAAAAAATAAGAAACCACAGATTACAGAGTCCTTTAAGTGCTCAACAGCCTATTAATTTTTTCTTGAAGAATCTTCAGCTCATCTTTTGACAGCTTCTCTATTTTTACATCAGATTCTCCTTTAACACTCACATTCACATCATCAGCAACAACCTTCTTTAAGTTAGTAATCTTAAGTTCATTATTCACAGACAACTTCTTCTCGATGAGCACGTCTATATCTATGTCAAGATCATTATCAGTCCCTTCGTCTGCGTCAGCAACAGTTACGAGAGCATTAATACCATCTATCAACTTCGAAGGCGACTCGTCTGGAAATAGATCCTTCGTAGCTTCCACTACAATATTCCTAAGATGATCAGCTTTTTCTTTCCAAATATACTTTTCGGTAATATCCTTGCGACCCTGTTTTCCATGGATCGCTAAGAGTTCCCTGTTAGTATAATATTTCTCTAAAGCCGCAACGTAGTCGTTGATATCACACAGCTCCAACTCACCACCCACAACATCCTTGCTACTATCATTGTAGAAAGAAAACTTTGGTTCAATCGGAATAGAGTTTTCGGTCGTGAAGAAGTCTTTGAAACCACCAATATGAGGAATGACCTGAGGAACACCAACAGCCGCTTGCTCAAAATTACACAGACCGAAACCCTCCCCATCGCACGTATTCCATCCAACATCAGCAACGTTATACATTATATTAATCTCCTTATCAGAGAGCTTTTGCGGGTTTTGGATGAATACAAAATGTTTCTTTAAATCGTTTATGTCAATAGAGTATTTCTTAGCCTCGTTCAGCATGAGTTCAGTCATCTCCCAAGCACCCGTTACTGACGTAAGGACCATGAGTTTAATTTTATCATCCATGTGCTTAGAGATAAACTTCACATACGCCATGATGCAAGTATCCCAACGTTTCCTTGGCTGATTTCTATTCAGATTCATGATGATAAAATCATCATTGCTTATCTCGAAATATTTCCTTGCCACCTTCTTGGGTATAGGATAATACATGTTTCTGTTAAAAGCATGCTCCAGTGTCCATAACGGCTTGTCAAAATTATCGATGATCAGCTGTTGTTTCCAGTATTCAGTGAAAGCTATACAACCATCGATATTATCATTAATATATTTTAAGAGAGCCCGCTTCTCGTTCTTATACACCAGGTCGATGTATGGAACGATTTTGAATGTTCTCTCGGGGATTTCCAATAACGCTTTGATGAGCGTGTAAATGACGATGAGATCGTTATAGATGATTATAATATCTGGAGATACTTTATTTACATACTGAACAATCTCCTTTTCACCGAATCCCTTATTCTTTGGCTCCTCTTTAGCAAAGGCATCGTAAATCTCGACATTTTCAGGAAGTTGGCGTTCTTTGATGTGATCAGGTTCATTATAGAAATTTTGAAATCCATAAATATATAGTTTAATATCATCGTGCTTACACAATTCCTTAGAAAGCTCATATACTACCTTAGAATATCCGTTAAATTGATAAGGATGTGTTCCACAAAGAAGCACCTTAATCTGCATTATTAAAAATAAAAAACATAATTTTGAGTTGGATAATAACGCAAACTTATTAATATTCACATTTCACATTTCACATATGATGTGTTGTTCTGTTTCAGGATCATAAGAATATTTACCTATTTCACACATGTCCATGTCATACAACGTGAGATTCCTCTGATCTACGTAATATACTTTGTAATCTATCTCAATATATCTCAATCTTCTCGATGTCGGTATCGATGTCGGTGTCGATGTCGGTGTCGGTGTCGGTGTAGGTCTCGATGTCGGCATCGGTATTGGTGTCGGTATTGATGTCGGTATTGGTGTCGGTGTTGGCACAGGTTTTAATACCAGTTCTTCAAGTTGAAGTTTTTTCGAAATATCTGGGCAAACGATACACATTTCTAATTCTCCTATTGAAGCAATCTTAAAATGCTGCTGACAATATAAGTGATGTTTCTTACTTGAATCGTTCTTACAACGTGGCTTACTACACTGTATTAAAGATTCAGCCGTGGAATGCTTGCTTATGAGGGCATGACACTTCTTTTCATTATATTCAATTTTATCATCATTATAAAAGTATAATCCAAACATATCATATACATCTATATCATGTATGTCTTTAATTTTTTGACATGTCTTCAGAATACTCTGTAGTTTGAATAGATGGTTTTCAATTTGATTCATTTGGCTTGATTTTAATATTGAGCTTGTTATATCTTGAGTGTTTTTCATCAATCGCGGATGTTCATTTTTTGTATTTTTTGTATTTTTTTGTCATTCATTTACATTCCTGATCAACATCATTACGATCACCATCACCATCAAGTGACGAAAAAAAGAATTTCATTTTAGTTAAAGAATTTTCTCTCAATGTTAATATACCCGATGGCTCATCAACCTGTATTTCCGAAGAACTCGGTGATTCATCATTTTGTTGCTGTGAATATATGTCTGTTGGCGGTTCCGATTGTATTGAACTCGTTCTGATCGATCTTTCTTGTTGATGATCATTATCATTATCATTATCATTGTCATTATCATCCTTTCTTTGTATCTTTTCACTTTCTTCGACACGCATACACATACTATTCCGAACATTTGATAGTGTAATTATCTCATTCAACTCATTGTTTTCTTCAATCTTAATCAACTTTATCTTAGACTGTAGCCGCTCCTCTATATGATGCGGTATCTCAGGAGCGGTCTCTATCAATTTGTCTATCTTCGCTCTACAATGCTTTATATACTCAACTATGTTCGCATATACATTCACATCCGTCTCAGATAGATATATGTGCAGCTTTATCTCCCTTGAAATTTTGTTATATTCTACCGAATGAAAACTATGCGTCGATTGTAGTCTCTGAATACCCAAAAAGTTGTGTATAGTTGTTAGCATTGCACTCAGAAATCCAAAGAACCCCACGATAAGTGAGATGATATTGACATTATTCATAACTACAATTTGAGAACTGGACGTATTCATCAACCCTAAGGTTCCCGTAGAACTTGATAGAATTATAATAGGAATCATGAAGAACATATTGAGTTTAGAATAATATTCTGATGATGAAGAATGCAGCAGACAATTAACATTTGTTTGAATTTCCCACGTGCGAAGTATCTTGAACGCCATATATTATAAAACACATTTATAATTTTTAAAAAAAATATAATTTGATATGATCTGATTAGCAAAACTCCTTAATTGTCGTTTGCTTAGTCTTTAAATCCTTTTTAATGGTGAAAAGTTCAGTGTTATTTGTATTGAAAGAATCACACATCTCTTCAATCTGTTCGCATAAGGGAATCATTGGATAAGTATGTTTAAAGTATAAGAGTTTCTTACTGTTATCTCTGAACTTATCAATATCCATATCTCCACCAAATATTTTCAAACACGATTTGGGTTTCGCGCACTTCAACGGAATAGCGATATCCTGTTTGGAAGCCATCAAATTCAGCAAATTAAATCGCTCCCATACATTAGTATTTATATCAGTTATTTCATAGTTATAAGAAGCAGCGCATTCAAAACTGCAAAAGTTGCCGATACAATAGAACGTTTTATTAGTGAATTTTACTGGAATCCCAACTGGTGTAGTGTTGAACGGATGGCAACACCAGAAACAATATATATCCGTCTGCTGAGACCACTCGTTGTTAGTCACAGTCATACAATTGTTAGCGGATACATTATGATTCATTATGTCCGAAGGAATTGATAAGAAATTATCCTGTTTGTTATACGCACCAGGTATCTCTACGGATGGATTATAATTACAAAAGGATTCTTCATAGCTTTTAGTGTCGTCAAGAGTCTTTATCATCTTTATCGTCTTCGACATGTGGATGATTTGAGGAATGTCCGTGTCTGTATGGAGTATGATAGGAGCATCGTTGGTGTTAGCATTTGTGTTTTCGGCACTAGCATCATCATCACCACTGCCACTACCAGCTTTTATTGCAACCTCTAAGGGCGCGTTCTTTGGCTTACGACCACGTTTCTTTTTTTCCATTTTCCATTATATGTTATATATCCTGATAACTTTAAATTACTTGCCGTTTTTGTCCTGGCCATCATCTTTATCCTTATTGTCTATCTTGTTCTTATTGTCCATCTTATTCTTATTATCTATTTTCTCCTTAATGTCTATTTTCTCTTTATTGTCTATATTGTCCTTATTGTCTATCATGTTTTTAAATTCCATGAAATTAGTCGCATCCATGTTGTTTTTCTTATACGCCTTCACTATCTCGTCTAACTGTTCATTATAATTAGAATTAAGGTTCTTCAAAGCTGCATCAGTAAGAGTCTTTAATTCATTAACGGATTTCGAATTTACACTATGTGAATTATCGAGCTGCGACACGATATCCTCCAGTTCATCCAAAAAATAGTGATAACTTTTTAACACCTTGCCAATATCTACTATGACATTCATAGATACCGTCAGTCCCTTTGACAACGTCGCGTTGATGTTCGAGATTTGTTTAAATGAATGTGTCATCTTTTTGCTGTTCTTTACGTTTTTTCTCAGCTCGGCATTTATATTTTTCATCCTTTTATCAGTAGGATCTTCGATGTTTCCCAACATCTTTTTTTTAATTACTTAATATAGTGTCATATATTTTATTTTGTATTCGTTTTTGTGCTGACCCATTACGCTAACACATTACGCTAACACATTACGCTGATACACCAAATCTCGAAGCAAACTCATCATACACCTTATCATACACTTCTTTGTAAATCTTCACCTGCATCTGAAGAAGTGCATCATTCATGTGCTGAGTAATATTCCTCTCTATCTGACTAAAAACTTCACAACTTGGAACCACATCCGTCCTGAAATCGTTTTTTAAAATATAAGGAGTTATCTTCACCGCTCCATATTCAGAGTAACTAGCCCGTGGTAAGTTCTTCCACTCCATCCTACCATTCCTACTCGCGCATACTAATACTTTACCCTGAGGATTACTATCACTCTGATAAAAAAACCTTTGTTTTATTTTCAAATCATTCACACTTACTACACCACCAGTTATAAATATATTATTAGAATCCTGTGTAGCCATCGTTCCAAGCCCAAGGTTCCTTCGCGCCTGGATAAGATCCGTCAATTCCGCTAAGTTCGAATCAGCCCTCATGAAACCCATGTTGTTATTTAATATGCTTATATTATACGGCTTATCCTCCAAATCTTTATACTGTCCCGTATGCGCCACCTTCTTTAATTCCAAATTAGAACGTGCAGCACTCTTATTCGTTAAATCTGACAAATTATTTGCTTTCAAAAGATACACATCGCTACCCTCCAAATCCGTTATACTCTTAGGGATCGACTCTTGTAGATTATCGATGTTTGTCTGTAATACGTTAGAATAGTCAGCAAATGCATTAAATGTAAGCACTGTTTTAGAGGTCATGCTATCTGGAACTGACGCTCCCGTAAAATTATTGACAATATGCACAATACCTGCAGTTGTCTCAGTAGCTTCTGGTAGGTTTGATAATACCCCGACTCCTGATGAATTAAAATAGAGAATACCCGCGCCAGCACCCCCAGCAAAAGTAAGACTTTCAATATTCAAATTTGAAACAGAAACATGATTACTATTCTGAGTAGCCAAATCACCCAAACCCAAATTGGATCTCACCTTCAATTTGTCATTATATGTGGCATATTCACTTAGGAAATTAGATCTTGCCAAGAAGTTGCCCTGAAACAAGTCCGTTATCTGAGATAATTCTTCCAGTTGCAAATCTTCTATATTAGAATTAATGTTAGAATTCAGTTCATACAAAACACGAGACGTAGGAACAACATCTGGATCATCTATATTGATATTACATGTTCTCACGATACCCTTGGTCGTTGTCGTGGCTATAGGAAGATTCCTTGTGATGATGTTTGAAGTCTCATCAACGTATAAATACCCCGCAGTTAATCCATTCAAGAGTCTTAGGGACTCCTTGACAGTTAAATTCGAGAGAGTAACGTCTTCAGCATTCTGTAGAGCCAAATCACCGAGACCCAAGTTGGATCGCGCTTGCACCACATCATTTACATCAGATAAGTCGAGATTTCTATCGAGAAACTTATAGAGCACATCATTACTATAGACATCTGTTAAACTCACAGGGACATTTACTATATCATTCCAGTCTCCAGAAAAAGCAACAGGAGCTAACTGATTACTTCTTATGTATTCTACATCATTCGAGAAACCAGATATGAGAATTTGACCCTGATCAGCTTTTAACCATTCGAACGATGGTATCTCAAACCATTCCACTTTACCATTGCTTCCAGTGACACTATTCTTTAGAAAGTAATTCTTACTTATTAATGGAATTATAGACTTGAGAGCGAAATGATCTATGGTGATATTACCTCCTGTGATTTGAATATCATCGCTGTTCATGGTGGAAACATTGCCTAAACCAAGATTCACTCTCGCAGATGAAACATCAACTAAGTCTGCCAAATAATTGTCGGCGAATAAATACCTTGACGCCATTGCGCATTAATATTACCAGAGGGAATTTTATTATTTAAAAAATAAATTAAATGTTTAAAATAAGGATACAAATACAAAATGCCATGAGGTTTATTACAACTCGTCGCGTATGGAGC